ACATATCGTAATGGTAAAAAAGCGTCTGACGAAACAAGGCAAAAAATGTCGGAAAACGCAAAATTAAAAATTGGAGAGAAAAATCCATTTTATGGAAAACATCATTCAGAAGAAACAATACAAAAAATTAAGGAAAAGAGCAAAGGAAGATTGCCTCCAAATACAATAAAAATTTCAATTGATGGAAAAATATATATTTCCATAACAGAAGCTGCTAGACAGTTAAATTTGGCAGCACCAACCGTTTTATGGAGACTTAAATCTAAAAATCCTAAATTTGATAATTATAAATATTTTGAAGAAGAAACTAAGCTACCATTTGAAATTTTATAGGTTCATGATGTTGATAGTTTTCTAAAATAAAATCGTCTACTTGATAATCATTAATATTTTCTCTAACTTGTTTAATTGAAACTGTTGGAAATGGAAATGGTTCTCTTGTGATTTGTAATTTTAATCCATCTATGTGTTCTTCATAAATATGACAATTTCCTTTAAAATAAACAAATTCATATGCTTCTAATCCGCAATGTTTCGCTAGTAAGTGCGTAAGAAAACTGTAAGATGCGATATTAAAACTTGTCCCACAAGCTTCGTCGTTGCTGCGTTGATACATAGAGCAGCTCAACTTATTTCCATCATGAACATTGAATTGGCACATAATGTGGCACGGAGGCAGCGCCATATCGTCGAGTTGTTCAGGATTCCATGCAGTTAAAATCAGGCGCCGACTCGTTCTCTGTTTAGGGTCTTTTAAAGCATCAATAATTTGCTGTAGCTGGTCAACACCTTCGCCACTATAATCGTGAGCATCTCCCTGCCATTTCGCATTAAAGTGTCGCCATTGATGACCGTAAATTGGACCCAGCTCGTCAACTTCATAATGATTTAATCCTCTTGAATCCAAAAATTCCCTTGACGAATTGCCGTCCCAAATATGGACACCCTGGTCTAATAATAGTTTGTTATTAGTTTCACCACGAATAAACCACAATAATTCTTTCAAACACGTCTTCCAAGCAGTCTTCTTTGTGGTCAAAATTGGTATCTTACCGTTTGCCAAAGAGAAACGCATAGAATGTCCAAAGATACTTTTAGTTCGCCCATTGCGCCCTTCTTCCCAAGTACCTTTATCAAGAATTTGTTTGATTAAGTTTAAGTATTGCTCTTCTTCTAAGTTTACCGCTACTATTTCATTTGCGCTCTTTGATTTGCCTTCTTTAGTTGCACTTACAAAAAGTGTATTTTCTTCAATCAAATGGTCACACATTATAAATAAGTTAAATAAATATTGTTTAACTTGTTTTTTTTAGTTTTTATTTCTTATTATACCCTATATAAGAAATATGGATAGTTTAGAAGATTTAACAAAGTCAACAAATGGGAAGCCGGGTTTTTTCAAACACGTATTTAATTTTGACGAGGATTCAAAATCAGATATGTCAAATATTGTTCAATATGCTGGATTATCAATTATACCTATTGTAATTATGAATAAACTTATGCAGAAATACATTCCTGAAGCCGATGAAGAAAAGGGAAGTCCAGAAATTTTAGCAGAAATAATAATCCAAGTGATTGTAATGTTTTTAGGAATTCTTATTATCCACAGAATAATCACATTTATACCAACATATAGTGGCGAGAAATACACTGATTTCAGTGTTACAAATATTATTTTAGCTGTTTTAATGATTGTTCTAAGTCTTCAAACCAAATTAGGTGAAAAAGTCAGTATCATTGTTGACCGAATAATGGAGCTCTGGGAGGGACCACAAGACACGAAAAAGAAGGGCAAGAAGGGACATGGTAATGTCAAAGTGTCGCAGCCAATTTCACAACAGCAACCGCAAAGCGCAATGAATCAATCCATTAACACAATGGGAACAACATCAATAAACTCACTGCCACAACAATCAAGTCCGGATTTCAATAACATGTATCAGCAAGACAATACCCCTTTAATTGGCGCTGCTACCCCTGGAATGGAAGGTTTTGAGCCACAAGCAGCCAATTCTGGAGGTGGATTTGCATCGGCATTTGGTGGCGGATGGTAAATGCGACAACTTGCGGTGGTCAAAGAAGTATAGTTAACGATATACATCACTATAATTGAATATTGCCTCATTACTTAAGCTATATCTGTCATCAAATGATGAAGATGAATTTGCTCTTTGAAGTTTTTCATCAGTTACTCTTACATTATTTTCAAAAACATTATAAATATCATTATCTTGTTTATCCTCCACTGTATTTGTTTCTTTAAAACAACAGCAATAACTTGCTATTTTTTTACATAAATTACCAATCATTATAATAGAATTATATTATTATATAATAAATTATTTAAACTTATTTTATTATATAAATTATTATGAACTCAAATACTATAAAAAATACAAACTCATTAGATGTAGATAAATTAGAAAAAGCCCTTGATAATACTTCAAATGAGAGCATTATGAATTTTACTACTGAAAAAATAATGGAGTTGAATTGGAAAATATTGAAAGAGTTAAAATTAGATAAATCAACAGCATTGGAATATCTAAGGAAGCTGAAAGGTTACAAATATGTGGATGAATTACCTGAATTGAAACACGGTGGGTTTATACGCTGGATACCAATTACAGACCCTGATTATTTACCACTAAATCAATGTGGAATCGTTTGCGATATTGTAATTAGCGATGATGGAGTATTTATTACTTGTAAGAATTTTATGCATCGACATTATAATTTCAAGATGGATGATGTTATTATATTCCAGAAACTAACATCACAGGAACTAATCATATTGAGCGCATTAGACCATTTAGACAGTGAAGAAACGACAAGTAAAAAGACAACGGAATTAGAAGGAGGAGCAAATAATTTAGAAGACAATTTAGAAGGAGAAGAAGATTCAAGTGAAGAAGAAGATTTAGAAGAGGACGACTAAAGTTGTCTTTTAGGTTCACAATCCTTAAATAAACCTTTTATAAATTTTCCCTTATGTATCTTATTAATTTCCCCATTTGTTAGTTGCTTTCTAGTATGATGTGTTTTTTTACCGCGCCTAAAATGAGTTACACATTTGTATCCTTTACTACCCATAATATGAACCTTGTGAGTCTTTTTATTTAGGCCATGATGCTTATGTTGAACATTAGAATATCTGAATGCCATTTCTTATAATAATATATAATTATAAAATAATTATAAAAAAATAAAAATACCAAAATATAATATAAAATGAAGTTTGATAAGCATTCTATTATTCAATTATTCCATATTTTGTTAGTTGGTCCTCTTTTTCTATATGTAGGAATCAAGGGAACTACAATCATGAAACAAATGTTTACGTTTTTACTAGTATTAGGTGCATTCATTATGTCATATCATATGTATTTAGCTTACAATAAATACAAGAAAGGTGAAAGTGCGTGGATTAATTATATTCATTTCTTAATTATTGGTCCTTTGTTAGTATTTATTGGTTACCAAGGTTTAGAAACTCCAAGAAGTTTATTTGAACTTCTATTAATGTTGGGAATGGCGGCAATCGGATACCATGGATATTATTTGGCGCAAAATTTTTAAACTAACAAAAAATAAAATATTGCGTTAAATATATAAAATGGCCGGAGGCGCGGGAAGTTTAAGAACATTAAGAATATCGGGAGCAAATGGAAGTAAGACCATTGGCTCATTAGTTGCGAATGGGTCAAGTTCAGGAGGAGGCTCTACTATGCGTATGTATAAATACTACATGTCTTTGGGACAAACAACTCAACAATTTTATCAAAATGTTTTTGGACTCAGTTTTGGTGAATTCAGAGGACAAAGTCAATGGTTTAAACGTTAAATAGAACTCAGATTAAAATACTAATTTACAATATTGAAAATTATTATTTTTTTAACCATTGTGTTGTTAATACTTTAGCAACACTTTCTAATGCACCTTCACTCCAGCCTTGGTTTGCCGCAACAACTTCACCAACAACTAGTATATCAGGTAAAGGATGCTGGACTTGATGAATAAATTCACTTACAGATAAGTCTTTTGGTAGCGGACTATAATAATGTGTGCCAATTGGCCAATAAAAATCAAGCAATGCGGTAATTTGCAATGTCCCCAATGGAATGTTTAGCGTCTCTTCTAACAAATTTGCAAAAAATAAACGATTTTTCAAAGTATTCTTTAAATTATCTTTTAGCACCTCAGCATTTGCGTTATCTGAATAAGCTATCATATAAACACCTTTTTCCTTAGACATAGGAATAATTTTTTGTAGTGGACCAGAAACAATTGTATATGTAGGCACATATTGTCGCATAATATCAGCAGACGCCTTAGGAAACTTGGCATACAGGCGTAAAAATGGCTGTCCCTTTATATAATTATAAATACTAAACTGACTCTTATTTAATACTTGCGGAAGCAGCTTTTGTATACCAGTAATTGTAGTAGCTAATATAATCTTGTCGCAATAATATGTTGCTCCATTATCCGTTTTTAAAATATATTTTCCAAAACCTTCTAAATTTGTCTGAATACTAGTAACATTGTTAGACGCTCTAATAAATTGTGGTCCAATTTTATGTACTAATGTTTGTATCAATTGTTTCCAAGGAATATCAAGTCCATTTAACCCAGTTGAATTATCATCCATACCGTATTTATACAACATCTGTGATACATCTTCATTTTCATAATCAGTATACCCAGTAGATACAATAAATTGCTCATATAGTTTTGCTCCAAGAAGCGGCTTAGCAAATTGTTTAAATGTTTTTTTATCTTTACTTGTTTTATCTTTTTCATTCTTAATATAGTGATTTTTAAGCATTTTAAAAACCTTGTTCACATTCACAGGCTCACCAATTACCGCATAATTAACGTCTAATTTGAAATCTGTGTATTTAATATGTAGCTCTTGTAGTAACTTCTGTAACAAAATATCTTTATCTTTGCGGCCAATTCCAGCCCCTGTAACCACTGTAGTGCCATAAAACTCCTCGTTATTCATTCGCCCTCCAATCCATTTTTTCTTATATTTTTCTAGGACCAGGAAACTCTTATTGGGTGTCAAGTGTTGTATATTGTATGCACTGTATAAGCCGGCAATTCCAGACCCAATAATAATAATATCAAAATGGTTTTTATTCATTATATTATATTTTTATTTAAAATAAAAATAAAAATATTTATTTGTTACTTCTTCTAAACTTAATAGTCCGATTTTTTTTACAAGTAAATTTACCACGAGTATAACCTTTGTTATTGATTATTGTCTTAGTGCAAACACCAATTGATTTAGCCTCATTGTGAATATCTACCTTCTTAATACATCTACAAAGTTTTTCAGCCATAATATTCTCGGCCTGTTTTTTTAGAAGCCGTTTAGACTTGGGGATTTTCATTTTATAAAAATTTAAAATATGAATGAAATCTTTATTGGTTAATTCATTAGACATTCGCGTCTATAAATATTCACAATATTTTATTTTTGGATTTATAATATCATAATATAATGTATGAACTGTAGTTCTAAAATTGTAGTATTTGATTTAGACGAAACCTTGGGATATTTTGTAGAATTTGGCATGTTTTGGGACTCATTAAAACATTATTATAAAAATAATCAGTCAAAGTTAGAATCTAATTTAGTATTTGACCAAACGTTTTTTAATAAGGTTTTAGATTTGTATCCTGAATTTTCACGTCCAAATATTATAAATATACTAAATTATTTAAAGAAAAAAAAACAGGACCAACACTGCCACAAATTAATGATTTATACTAACAATCAAGGGCCACCAGAATGGGCGCATCATATAAGGTCGTATTTTGAAGACAAAATTAACTTTTCACTTTTTGACCAAATTATTGGTGCATTCAAGGTAAATGGGAAGCAGGTTGAGATGTGTCGCACAACGCATATGAAAACACATAATGATTTTATTAATTGCACTAAAATACCTGAAACAACACAAATCTGTTTTATTGATGATATTTTTCACCCCGGTATGAGCAATGATAATATTTATTATATTCACATAAAGCCTTATGTATATGACCTGCCATTTGAGACAATTGTAGACCGATTTTTTTACGCGGGTCTAATCGCATTCGGTGACCCTACATCAATGAAGGATGCTCTTATTTCTGGGATGAAAAGATATGCCTACACGTATGTAGAGAAGTCGCATTTAGAGGACAAAATTGACGCAATGTTGTCAAAAAAAATACTGCATCATCTTCACGTTTTTTTCAATAAGAAGACTAATAGTGTCACTATGCGAGCAACTAATAAAACTGGTAATAAAAAAACTAGTATTATTAAAAAAAATAAGACTTTAAAAAACAAATGAATATTTAGTATTATACACGTAAAAAGTTCAAATACTGCTTGATTTCATTTAGATACGTAATAAGTATTTTATCAATTGCTGTAGTTGTTATTAAAAACATACCAGCGCTAAATGCTATTTTGCCATCCAATTCAGTAAAATTAATACGTCTAAATGGGTTAAAACGTAAAATAAGAAACAAACTAACATAGATTTTAACATAATACTGCATATCAGTTAAATATTGTGGTGCATTTGCGGATAGTCCAAACGCAATAACAAAATATAAAAACCATGTAAAGTATAACACAAATTGAAAGGCACTTGATTGGAATTTATGTAGGTCTATATTTTTGAAAAACATTATGGTTTATATATATATAATTTAACAAATTAAATATATTTGGTTGTTTTCTTTCTATTTTGCTATTCTTAAAAAAAGTTTAAGGTTCAATAATAGAAGTGATATTATCTGGATTGTCATTGTTGTCATAAATTGACAACGTGCGAGCACTCGGGTCCTCTGCATTCACATATTTTGGCATCCAATAATATGGTAGTAAATGCGATTGTCCAGGAAACTCCTTATCATAAATATGTTTGTAATACAACTTTTCTTTTTCTCTGGGGCTTAAATCACTATCAACCATAAAATTTTTAACAATGCTGTCTTGTAGAATATTAAATAGAGACTTGCCCTTGTTACTAACTCCATCACTAAATGCCTCCTTCTTTCTCCACAGGACTTCATCGGGTAACAATTTGTCCTTTTCAAAAGCACTTCGCAACAAGAATTTCTCCATTGTACCATTTGCGTTATGGTCACGAAACTCAACTGGTATTGACAAATAAAAATTCACAAATTCCTTGTCTAAAAAAGGCGTTCTTGGCTCTAAACCATTGGACGAAATACTTTTATCAGAGCGTAATACATCAAACATATGAATATCTTTTAGCAACCGATGTGATTCCTTATCAAATTCAATAGAATCGGGGCATTTATTCATATATAAGTATCCACCACATAATTCATCTGACCCATCTCCATTAAAAATTACCTTTGCATTACTATTTCTAGATATGAATTTGCCGAGCAAGTAATTACCCAAACTGGCTCTAATCGTAGTAACATCGTAACTTTCAATTGCCTTGATTACTTCCGGAATCACATCTGTCATAACATCCTCGCTTACAATAATCTCAGTGTGATTTGACTTGATATAATTTGCAACCATTCGCGCATAAACAACATCTTCTGAATCAACCAAGCCAATACTATACGTTTCAATATTAACCTTTGGTCTAGTATATCCTTTTGGGATATTCTTGCTATGTATTTTTTGAACCAGCGCTGTAATTAGACTACTATCCAAACCTCCAGATAACAATGTAGCAATTGGTCGCTCAGTATTTAAATATCGTTTTTTTACAGCAGACTCTAATTTATCGTGAATACCATTAATATAATATTGAAACCATTCATCTTTTGTTTTCTGATGGCTGTCAAATAATGCACGTGGATATGAAAAAGCAAATGAAGGCGTATGGTATTTAATAATTGGACCCATTAACCAGCTACTATCTATCTGAAAATGTTGAACATATGACCCGGGTGGGAAATACAACACAGGTTGTTCTTCTACATTTGCTATTTCGCAAATCATTTTGAGCTCTGACGCATATCCAATTAGACCATCCTCATTCTTGGAATTAAAATAATATAATGGTCTTACTCCATAAGGGTCTCTAGCAACAAAAATTGTATTCATTTGGTAATCATATAGTATAAATGAAAACACACCGTCAAGCATTTTGATTGCGTGCTCAATACCATATTTTCTATATAAATAGATTATAACCTCACAATCTGATTGGGTTGCTGGTTCCATGTCCATTAATTCATATAATTTCTTATAATTATAAATTTCACCATTACAAATTAAACTACAATTCCAAATATTTAGAGGTTGATTTGACAAACTAGTTAACCCATTAATTGCTAGACGATGAAACCCCTGAATAAATTGTTCACCTTCATGTAGCAATATTTCAGAGTGCTCTGGGCCACGTTTTTGCCCCTTTTCAAATTGCTCTTTGATAAACTCTTGGTCACTATTTTTATTTAAAACTGGTTTCTTCTCATCGGCAGCTGCCTTTTTCTCTTCAGCAGCCTTTTTTTCCTCAGCAGCCTTCTTCTCTTCAGCTGCCTTTTTTTCCTCAGCTGCCACCCTTTCGGCAGCCTGCTTTTTAGTTTCCTTCTTCTTTTTATCAGGCTTCTTCTCTTCAGTATCCTTTTTATCATCCTCCTTTTTATTATTAGAATCAGATTCTACATCCTTTTTATCATTTTCATTTTGGTCTGACTCATCTGATTTAAAATTTAATAGAGCAAAAACACCGCACATTGTAATATTAATACTATTAAGACGATTATATCTAATACATTTTCATTAATATATAATTTCTGTAAAAAACATTATTTTTTTTATTATGATAATATAAATCATGAACGCATTTGAATACAATGACCAAACCGCTTCTCAGAAGGCAAATACAATGAATATACGTGCATATAGTCGCAACATCCCAAGCAGCCAATTGCAACCCTATTTAGATGCAAGGTCTGTGTCAACTAAATATGCGTTGTTGCCTATTATTGATTTAAGAAATTCCATTGAGACACCTTTAAAACAGCAGGCAACCTTCAATCCTTCTCATACATTCAATCCTGGTAATGATTTTGGACCTTGGTCTGGTTTTGCCTCAAATGTAAATAAGGAGTCCGACTTAAGAGGGCAACTTAATGCAATTCAAGAATGTAGCCAGGCATTTTATGTGCCTAGTAGTAACAGTGATTTATACAAATATGGCTGGCAAAAAAATAACTCAATAGTTCAACCATTTCCTGAACTATTTAAGAAGGAACATTTTAGCCCATTTAATCCTAATCCCAAGTCTAAAGAAATTGGATATGGATTATTTAATAATGCTACTAGACAACAGGTTAAGGATTTGACCAAACCTACAACTATTTCTCAGGAAACTCAGGTAGTTCAAAAAAATCAAAAACCCCAGAAATAAAATACAATAAAATATAGTTTACAATAAAATTATATTCTATTATAAATTATTATTATATTGTAAAATGTCGGATGATTTAGTAAATCAAATAACACTGAATTTTTTAATTAGCAAACATCAGTTACAAAAACTTAATAAAAAGATAAAGCAAAAAGAGGAAGATGGTTTGAAGACGGATATGGAGATTTACAAAGACCAGATTGTTGAATTATTTACAAAAATGATAAATGATGAATTGCCTGATGATTTGTTAGAGGATGTAAAACACAGTTATAATTATTTTATTGAAAAGAGCATTTATTATCTTAAGATGAGATTACAGGCAGACACTAGTGCTAGCGATAAAACAGTCGCCAGCTTAGAAGAAGAGGAAACAGTCGCCAGCTTAGAAGATGAAGAGGATGAAGAAGAGGAAGATAAAAGCTCTAGCAATAAAGAAGATGAAGATGAAGATGAAGAAGAAACAGTCGCCAGCTTAGAAGAAGAAAAACCTGCGTGTCCAACTGTTTACAAAAAAACTAACAAAAACACCAAATCAAAAGGTGTTGATGATATTCAGCAACTGCCATTAGATTGGTTTAACAAAGTAAGACAATCATATAAACAAAATCAGATTATACCAAGGCAAAAAGACAAAGAATTTGTGTTGGAATCACCTACCAATTATAAAAATATAGAAAAGAAAAATATCAGTAATTTATATGAAGTCAAAACAAAAAACAAAAAGGATACAAAATAAACATAAATTAATAAGAAACAAGCAACGAGTTAAAAATAAAAGTAAAAAGACACACTCTAAAACCAGACAAACTAACAAAAAACATTTAGCAAATAATAATGAAATATTGTCTTTTCCAAAAGAAGAAGAAAATAAATCATTTAAAAAGCTTAATTGTAGTCCTAAGGGAAAAAATGAAGTAAAGGAATACACTTGTTATACAGACAATGACCTTCAAAAACTGCGTAATATGTGGAATGCTCGGCATCCCGACAAAAAGATTGTAACAAATGATTCCAAGGAAATATGGAGTTTATTAAAGAACTATTATTCTAACATTTGTAATAAGGAGTCGTGTTGGGTAAGACAGATGACAAAGGGAACTAAAATGGAGAAAGAATTGCTAGAATCGTTTTCTCCTGTGTCTCCGGAAGATTGGAAAAAGAAACCTAATGAATGGTTATCTAGTATTGACATTATTGAAGTTATGAACCAATATGAAAAAACATATAAATGTTTTGATTTTCTAGGACCATCGCCAATTGACTATGATACTCATAAATTATATGGCGAGTGTGTATGGGAAGAATTATGTCATTTTAGTCTTGCTGAGCAAATTAAGAAGGGTAAGAATAAAATCGGTGTTATTTTCAACACAGACCCACATGATAGAGGTGGTGAACATTGGATATCTTTGTTTATAAATATAAAAAAAGGAACCATATTCTTTTTTGACAGTGCAGGAGACAAGGCACCTAATCAAGTAATGAAATTTGTTAATATGGTTATAGACCAAGGACGAAACTTGCCTCAAAAAATAGATTTTCAGTTTGACCAGAATCATCCAGTAGAGCATCAATATAAAAATACAGAATGTGGTGTCTATTCGCTCTTTTTTATAATACATATGTTAGAAGACAATATAACGTCTCATTATTTGAAGACACATATATTAAAAGACGAATATATGCAACAATTTAGAAAAGTGTATTTTAATGAGGATTTGTAAATAATACATTGTAAAAAATAACAACATAAAAATTTCGTTGTTATTTTATAATATACACACAAATATGCAAGCAAGTCAAAATTCAGTAAGGCATTTTACTACAAATAATAATCTAACAATGTTATGGGAGGTTTTGTTAGATGAGCTCCATATTAATAAATCTCCAAATTCATCAGCAGTTGTTCAAAATATTAAAACTGTTTTTGACGGAAATATTAGTCTTTTTACTTCTAGAGCAAATCCAAGTTCTGGAATAATGAATTTAAACAAACAGTTCCTTAACCAAGTATTAATTGCCGTAAACCAGCTATTTCCTAATTTGAAACAAGAGCAGCAAATGAAGCTAATAAACATTAGCGA